TAAAGACCCTGTTATCCTCGAAAAATCGAAGTTGCCCGTTATCCTTGAAGACGGTAAAGTCCCCTGCGTGTTAGATAAATTCAAATTCGGGTGCGGGTTGCTGTCGTCGATATGAGACTGTAGTTTGCTCTTAAACTCATCAGCCGATACTTTACTTGCGTTAAGCCCGTTAATAATCCCGTAAATCCGTTCTATCTCTTGAATATGCTTCCCGAACGCTTCTTTAGTTACGTCGCCGCCGCTTTGAAAATTAACAGGATAAGCGACTTCATAAGGTACTATTGTTGCCATGTTACACCTCTGCCATTTCTAAACCCATTGTTGATATTGAGCAGCCTCCGCCCTTAATCTTAATCTCCGGCGTTATTGCCCAATCTCTGACTATGCAGTGCCGCCGTGAGGTAAGCACTCCGCCCTCTGGAAATAAAGGGTCGTCATCTTCACTGGCGTATTGTTCATCATTAGGAGCGTCATAGATATAATCAGGTTTGCCGCCGCTCCTAAATGGCATATGGAACTTTCCAAGCCATAACTCAGCCTCGCATTGAGGTGAAAGGTCGAACGAAGCGAACGCCCCTTTAATCAGCGTCTGCCGCCCTGTTAAGAGAGTTCCTAACCTTAGGTGCGCTTCTATCTCTTGCTTGCCCTCGTCCCTTAAATCGTCTTGAACATAGCCGTCAATCATCGCGTATAAATCACGCCCGATAAACAGATAGGCTCTATTGTTCACGCCCGCAACGAAAATAGGAACTTTAGGAAATTTGAACTTAGTCCATATCGAACGGATATAATCAAAAATCCATATCTCGCTGCTATTCTCAGACGGTTTAAGCCACAGCTGCTGCTTTGCTGGAACGTCCCATAACTGCGCCGTATCATCGATTAAGTAAGTTAAAGCGTTGCCGACCTTCCTGTCCGGCCATGAAGCCTTAATTTCTCCGTAAGACGTAACGCTTGAAAGTGTAGCCATGCCCGACGGTGATATATAAAACACGTCATTACCTACACTGGCGACGGTCTTTTGACTGAATGTCCCCGTGTTGTGAGCGGCCTCAAGCGTAGCCCATTCGGGAAAATCGCCCGTAAGCCTCCAAATAATACCCTTATCCGGCTCTTTGACTGGCGACTTAAACACTATTAAGTCCCTCGATAAAGGTACGACGGCATTAATGTTCATTCCGTCCTTGTAGCCTATCTCTATGAACTGCCCCGTGCTTTCATCGTCGGGGTCGTTGTCCCACTGAGTACAGTCGCCTACATAAGAGAACGAGATAGTGTCATCTCCGTTTACGACACCTACACGCCCGTTTCTGACAAAGACAAATCTGCACTCATCGGGTGAGTTTTCAATCGTCTCAATAGCAGGGAATATATCTGTATCAGAGAATTTCTGCAGTTTGCCGCCGGACGCGATTAAGAAGTCATCGTCCCATTCAGCTATGCTCATATCAGCGTCGCCGCTCAAAGTCCCTTCAACAGGCCATATGTTATTCCACTTGAAATAATACAGCTGCTTAGTCCCTTTGCGCCGTGCCAAAAACGCCTTGCGCCCTCTCACAACTACAACATCGCTGACTTCATCATCAAAGCGTCCCGACCATACCAGACCGCCCCTGACTTGAAGAACACCCTTTAACGGTGAAAACTCGACATTTAACGCCTCTTTGAGTTCGTTCTTAGGTAAGCTCTCATTCGGAACAGCGAGGTTCAATCCGCCGTCAAAGCCCGAATAAAAGACCCGCTGTGCATTACCGTGCTTATTGCTGAGTGTCGCCATTTTGCTGCGCCCCCATTCCAAGTAACGCTAAATCTTGCGATACGTTGTACTCATGTTTGTTAAGAGCGTAGATTACCGCCAGTGCGGTTATCTTCATGTACTGGTCATTATCATAAGGAAGCTGGTCATCTTCCCCGTAATCGCTTACATAAGGAAGACGGGCAAAGTACTTGACTTTCATATCCTCCGCATTGGTGTAGAGAGTTACTACTTTATTTTCAACGGAAGCGGGTATCTTGCCGCAAAACGCGATAAAGTCAGCTGGAATAGGCATTTGATCTATGAAGTTCATAGTCTTGACCAGCCTCAAATCCAATGCCGCCGCCTGCCTCTTAGAGTACTCATCTACCGCCCTGTCGAGATAGTTCAACAGTTCCTGCGTTCCTTCGGGTTCTTCGAGGTTGCCGCCCTCCGTGAAACCTACAGCCTGTTCATCACTCATTATCTTACGGAGCATTGCGAGCATTTCTTTTTGTGTCATAGCTTGCCTCCGAATATCTCTACCGGCCCTGTGTTCTCGAAATGAGACACCTCACGCGCCGCAAGAGAACTGACACAGACCTCTATGACCTGCATAGCTTTCACAAGGTCATCTTTATATGAAGCAACTGCAATGCTCACAATGTAGACGGATATAGACTGCGGAGCGTCAAGGAAGTCAGCTAATGCACTCACACGCGCAGGAGCATAGTAGTACTCAAACCCGTAAACGCCCTCTTTAATATAGATAGTATCTCCTACTATCCGATATTCTGTTTCGTCCATTATCGGGTAAGTTGCGGGGTCAACACGTCCTTCGTCCCCCATTGTAACTTGGTGAATTTTAATGAAGTCGGGCGGTAATAAGGTCTTGCCGCTCTCATCAACTACAAGCGTTATCTTCTTTAGTCCGACAGATACATACTGCTCTGCAAACCGCGAGTAAAGAAGCCACACCGCGCTATTAATCGCTTCGACAAGTTCAAAGTCTGAGACCGCCGCGCCCTGCATGTCGCCAAGCGCGTAACGCATAGAAGTTACTAACTGCTTAACAAGTATCATGCTAAAACCCTCCCGATGAACACCGCCAGTGCGGGAAACGCTGCAACAGCCTCCTTAAAGCCGCTTTATCATTGTTCCTTGAAAATGCTAAGTAATCAATGTCATAATTAGCCTCAAGCATGGCGGCCTCTTCAACAGGAATATTCGCAAGCAAACGTCCCTGCAGCTTCCCGTTCTCTTTAATAAAACCGTTTCCGGCTTGAACGCCCTGCCAATTCTCGCGCTCTATGTCGTCCGTGTTAAAGCGGTTAGTCAGCGTTATATCGTCGCCATGCTCTTTTAATTCCTGTCCTACTATCATTGCCGTCTCCTAATTAGTCGCCTGTGGTTTTGACTATGCCGTCTAAGTCTTCAATCTTGAAGTGTGCTTTTTCGGCTCTCATTTCAAGCGTCCATTCGCCGTTTACAATCCTGCGTCCCATGTCGCTGATTTTCGGCATGTCGCCCGTCTTGAAGTTACGTAAGAACGCCTTTTTGATATATTCAGGGCTTAACCCGTACATAATGTCGTTGGGCATAAATATGTCTACGAGACATTGAACTGTACCGAAATCGGTTTCAAGTACCGAAATAACCTGCTTTAATTTCGTGGTCTGGTTGCCGTCCATATATTTCGTATTGCCCGCTGTGAATGTTGAGATAACACGCTTGTTGCGCGGCGAGACTAACAATATTGTAGGTTTGCCGCCGCAAAGCCAGACCTGCTCTAAAGCGTTGTTGATAAGGTCGAATGTCAACGCTCTCGGTGTTCCGCCGTTACTTAAAACGTTGGTGATAATCCAGTAGGGCAGACCGCCGAAACGTCTAACGTCATTAATGGACGTTCCTAAGAACTTCGTATCCTGCTCAATTAATGCTTTCTCGCAGTCAAACGCAAGTTCTTTCATTTTCTTTTGCATTTGATACGCTAATTCCGACTGTACACCGTGATGTAATACGGCCTCCTGTGTGTCGGTAACCTGAATACCTCTGTGCATAATCTGAGTGTAATTATTCAGTCTGACACGCGGCTCGCCGTTCACCGTGAAATAGGTGTAACCTTCGGGCTGTGCGTTATCCTCTGCTTCTCCTAAGCTATCTTCCAACCATTCATGAATGGTCTGAGTAGCCTTAGTTCTTCCAATTCTCGAAAATAACGGCGTCTTATCAGGCGATATATTAGTAATAACATCGCTGATGTCCTCCTTATTTCCTACCGCTTCGTAAGTATTGCTTGCCATAAAAATCCTCTCCTTTTAATTAAACTAAGCCCATATCTATCAAGGCACGCGCTTGAGCGTCATCATCAAGCTGACTGAACTCACGCATGTTGTAAGTTCTGCGTCCGCCCGTGCTGCCGCCCTGCGTGCTTTCAAGTTTAGGGGGTTGTCTCTTAACTCTTGGTGTCTGTTTCACCTGTGCTGCCTGCTGCTGTGCTGCTGCCGTCTCATCTCTAAACATTCTGTACCACGTTTGAAGCTGCTGAATAACCGCCCTGCCTCCGTGCGTGCGTGCTATCTCATAAAGACCGGCCTGCACCTGCTCATTAGTCTTTCCGACTTTCTTAAGCGTCTGGCCGTACCACTTATCAAACGAGGCGAAATCGGGACTGCTTACAAGACGTGCATTGAAATCCCGAAGCTCGCTGAACTCCTGCGCCCGCTGCTGATACGAAGCCATATCGTAATTGCGCCGCTGGATTAACTCAGCTTTGGCGAGGTCAACGGCCGCTCTTTGCTCCGCGTCATATTCGGGGTCAAAGTCCATAGCGTCCGTAATGCCTAACTTCTCCATAGCGAGTTTATTAGCGTCTTCTACTAACTCTTTCGGCGTGTACGGTTTAGGAGCGTCCCCCAAAATAGGAGGCAAAGGAGCATTTTTTACCTCCGCTGCCTTCTGACGCGCTGTAAGCTGTGCTGAAACTGCGTCGTAGTAAGCCGCGATTTCTTTAGGAAGTCTCGCTCTGTCCCACTGTTCAAACGGGGTGGTTCTGAGTTCTTCGGGCGAATATAACCTTTGTGCGCCGTCAACGTTGCTTTCGGCGGCTGGGGGGTGCTCGTCATCTCCTCCGTCTGTACCTGCTTGGTCTCCATTTCCGCTGTCTTCTTTCTTACCGTAATCTCCGAAAAATCCGTCTCTGAATTTAACCTCGCCGTCGGACGTTAGACCTATTTCAGGCTCTTCCTGCGCGGGCTCATCTGCTGTTTCCGGCACGTCTTCGGGGAGCGCGGCAACTTCTTCATCTACGCTATTTTCCTGCGTCTGCTGCATTGTCTGTTCGTCCATCGACTAACACCTTCTCCTTAATTTCAACTTTGGTCTTTTCAAGTGTCTCAGCTGCTTTGCGTTCAAACATCTTAATGTCCTGCGGGGTCGGGAAATACTTTCCTAAATCAAAAACATTCTTCTTAATAATGTCCCATGCCCGCTCGTCAATTTCGTAACCTTTTTTAGGCATTTTATTCATCTCCTTTATCTTTCGTTAAAATATCTATTATTCTTTTCTTAAAACGCTCTCTCTGTTCCGGTGTTACGCCGATTTCTGCCATTCTTAGGAGCGCGGTTATCTCTTTGTCCGATATTTCCGTCTTCCATTTATATTTGAGCAACGTGTCTTCCGCCGTCCACATCAGTTATCTTGTAACTCCTTTTCTGCCATTTCGCCGAGCTGGATAAACGACTGCGCTGCATTCTCGAACTTCCTTAACAGTTCTAACCAACGCTTGTCAGACAACGCCTCATCAGCGGTCATCTCGGTGTTAATCTCCAGCTGGTAAATCACACTTGCCCGCTCCCTTAAGATAAAATCTCTCATGAACTCAAGCGCGATTTTTGCCTTACGCCCCTGCTCTGCGTCCTCTCGTAAACGCTGCTGATACTGCTGATATTCTTCGTCCATTGGTAACTCCTAAAAATAAAAGCCCTTAATTCAGGGCTTTTGAATTAAAGTTCGCTGATTGATATAAGCGCGGGTTTGCAGTTCGTGTCGATGTTGATAATCATCTTGACTAACCGCTTCTCCGCGCCAGGAGACATAATGCTCTGCAACGCGATAATGCAGTGATTAATGCCGTTTGCGACTTGACTTCCCGCGTAAGCTACCGGCATATACTCAGCACCGATAAGATTTTCCGTGATTGCGGTAAATGCACTCGCAACTTTCTGCGGCAAATTCGCGGATTTAACTTCGTCATAATTCCAACCGCCTAATAACATTGTTGAAACCTCCTGAAATTTAATATCGCCGGTTATGAGACTTGAACTCACACGATTACCGCCATACCTTGAACCGGCATGTGAAAGTTAGAAATAATCTAACTTTGATTTGCCTGCGGCTGCTGCATTGCACCGGCGGCCTGCTGAATACCCTGCGCTATTCCCTGCTGCGTAGCCATTTGTCCCTGTAACGTGGCAAGGCTCGCAAAGAACTGCTGCTTGATAATCTCAGGGTCTTGTACATAGCTCTCTGGGTCTCTTACTCCGCTGTCGCTTAATAGCCTCTGCGCCGCCTTAGCCCATTCACCAGGCGTTATTGCTCCTATCTGCATACCCGTAGGCGCAATCGCGCTCAGATAAAGCTGCATGTTATTAATCATCTGCTTCTTCTTCCCGACACCGACCTCTGTGTTTACGTCAATGTCGAACTCGCCGCTTAAATCATCAGGGCTTATCTGCAGCATGGTGTTCTGCAGTCTAACCACTTGCGGCTGGTCTATGTACTTCTGATTTAACTCAATCAGGAAACGCACCATTTCACCTACACCAGTCTCAGCAAATACTCTGATTATGTAGTCTATCCTTTGTGCACTCGCCTGTTGAAGCAGACTGATACCCGTCGCCGTCTTGTTCAAGCTCGAACCGTCCGTGCCTTGATTGTAGCGGGTTCTGCCCGTCCACTGCTCTAACGTGCCCTCGAAATACTCAAACAGCGGCATTGTCCACCCTGCAAGCGAGGCCTGCGGGAACGGCATAACCGACGCTTTAGGGTCGCCCGATTTGTTCTTGATATACTGGCGGTTCTCCTGTAAGTCCTTAAGGTCTATGCCCGTAGGATTTACAAACCACCGCAAGTTGTTCGTGTTGACCGTGTTCAGTATCAGCTGGCGCATTAACGCCGTCTTGCTGCTTTGGACTTCTCCGACTATCTCACTGAATGACAGATTAGCTAAGACCTTGAAAGCGTCCCTTATCGGCGACACCGTGAATATAGGAACACGCCCGTACGGGTTCTCCTCTACCCTCAACATCTCCTCGCCTACCATAGTAACTATCGCGTCTTCTAAAAGCCCGTCGCCGTTAATGTCTACTTTCACATAGCACTCGTAAAGTTCATACAGGTTTCTCGCGCTGTCGTCTTCCTTAAACCGCTGGTCTAACTCATCGTTTAACTCCGTCTCGAACGCAGAATAAATAACCCCGCTGCTCTCATCTGACACAGCACGCTCTACCGCCATTGGGTCGTAAACCCCCGCTGCGGCCTGCCTCCTCAAATGGTCAGCTGTTACATTCTGCTTGTGCGCCACGAAGTTAGCGTCGTTAAGCCCTTTAGCTTCGGGAGACCACCGCAAATCTGTTACCCTGATATTCTCTATCACAGGTTTGTTTACCTTTAACCGCCCTATCCTGTAGTAGACCTCTACATTGCCGTACATATCGGGCGGGCTTATTTCCGTAATCTCGCACCACTGGTCGGCCTGCAACATCATAAGCCGCGCAGGGTCAGCATACTCAAAATGCTCCTCGCCCCACTCCTCATCACGCTGCCACCATACTTTGACCGCTCCTAAGTTGTACTGAAATGCGTCCGTAAACCAGTCCCACAGAACTAAAAAGCCCTTGTTCTGCGTCATTAGCTGGAAATCTATCAGCTTCTTGAAGACCTCCGCTCTCGGTACGTCCTCGCTGCTCCGACCGACTATTACAAGCGCGTCATCGCTCCCGAAAAAAGCGTTCATTATGTTAGGGATAGCCCACTGCACCATTGCCCAAAAGTCATAACTCACAAAGTCAATCTGCGTCCCTAATTTGCTGAAACGCTTTTTGTAATAATCCTTGTCTGCTTCATATATCTGGTGGCGTGTCCTTAAGGTAGGCTCTATCTTTGAATTGAAAAAATTGTTGGCTCTCTTTATATCGTTTAGGATTGTGTTTTTAATCTTAACCTTGTCCAACCCTAAATCCCTATTATCGGGTTCCAATCTTCACTCAAACCCCCTCCCCTATTGTCGTATTCGTATGGACTGACCGCCATTTGTTCCATGTAGGCCAGCGCGTCTATCACGTCGTCATGCAGACCGTTAGGGTAAGCTAAAAGCTCCCCCTCTATCTTGTCTAACCATGACGCTCCGCTCCTAAACCACACCGTCCCTACTGCAAAGCGCGGTTGAATGTTATCTATCCTAATCTCTTTTTTCTTCTCCGCCTTAAGCGGCACTATCCTAAAGAACACACCCCGCAGGGGCATTTCCTTTTCAAGAAAGTACTGTAACGCCGCCTGATACGCGACGCTCTCTATTCCGACACTCAGCGGGTGCCACTTCTTAACCGCGTTAAATATCGCGTCTATCGTCATCGTAGGGTCGTACCGCCCGTACTCAACATCAAGCACAAACCAATGTCCGGCGGAATTAACACCGACCGTTACAATGGCCGAATAGTCAGCATTAACTTTCTGGCTTATCGCCAGGTCTACAGTCGTATAGATATTCAGCGTACTTAAATCCGGCTCTTTATCGTAGTACTTGAAATACTCTTTCTTGAATTTCTGACTGTCAGGGCTTAACGCTTGACACATCTTCTCCCGATACCATATGTCTATTTTCCCTAACTGCTCCCACTTCTCACGGTCGCGCTCAATCTCGGAAAGCGGCCACTTCGACGGCCACGCGGGCTTACCCTCCGCGTCCATTATCGGAATACGGATTGCCTCAAACTTCAACTGCTCCGCCGCGTTTATTACCTGCTCTATCATGCAACGCTCACCAAGATTGTTTCCAATCATGAAAATTCGCGTCTTCTTACCAAGAAAGTAAACATCGCTCAAAAACCAGTTCCAGTTGTTCTCGGTGGTAGTCTCGCTACGCGCGTCCTCATCGTCCTGCGGGTCGTCTATGATAACCAAATCCGGCCTCTTAGCACCCCACGACAAACCGCGCACTGTGCCGCCCTTGCCGTATGCCTCAATTCGGACTTTCGCGCCGTCCTTGTAAACGACCTCGTATGCGCCCCCGTTGTCCTCGATAACCTTAGCAACAAGACCGCTCATCTCGGGGGTCTGGTTGAACTCCCTCGTTACTTCCTGCAGCTTCTTGCTCGCCGTTGTCTGTGTAGCACAGATGATAACTAAGTAACTCCTGTGCTCCTGCGGGAACGTCAGCGCATGAAGCAGATTAGCCCTTATGACTATCTGTGTCTTAGCACTCTCACGAAACGCCTCAATCGCAAAGTTCTTGTCGCCATGAAGCAAAATATCGCTCCACTGGTAATGGAACGGCGCGGGCTCTACGTCGTCGTCGTCGGGAATGAATATCCTCCTAAAATCGATAAGCGAGTTCAGCGCACGGCTCTGCAGCTCTAACGCCTCTCGTATCTCGCTGTCGTCTATCTCAGACACTTCATTACTCGAAGTCGATAGCGAATGTGCTGTCTCTCTCGCCGCCGTCGTAATAATCGTCTCTTCTACATTCTCGCTCGTTGTCATCACGTTTTCTCTTCAACTCTTCCAAAATGACACTGCGTACTTTCAACTGAGTGTCATCTTCCTGCGTAACAGTCATATCTACACTCTCTCGCGGCTTACCGTAGACCCTGTTAAGGATAACCTCACACGTGCTCAGTACCACCTTAGGGTTCGCGCAGTCAAGCAGCTCTACCAGCTTCAATGCCACTTTCGGACACGCCGCTTTCAATATAGCCTTAACTTCCCTGTCCTCCTCCGTCATCTTCGGACGGCCTTTCGGGTTGCCGCACTGTCCAGGCTTCCATGAACCTGGCGTAGCACTCCTATCCTTTATTTCGGGGATTGCTGACATCTCTTTTCACCTCTTTCTTTACTCCAGATATAAAAAAGGAACGCCCTTCCCGACGTTCCCCAAAAAATCCTTTAAGCCGATTTCCACTTTTTAATTTTTAAGCAGGAGATAATCTTTAACTCATGAATAAAGTTATGTTTCAAAAATTTTTAGGTTCTCACACTACTCGAATGTAAAAATTATAACCCATTTTTCCAAAAAATGGGAAATTCCTAAAAATGAAAATACAGCCCCATTTTCTGAATAGGGGAGGTATAGCAGAATGGCGAGGTACTTATTTTTTCGCCTACGTATGTGGTGGGTCTTCGGGGCATGTGCATGGTTACGGGGCGGGGCGCGGGGCGCGCGGGCGGGGGCTGGCCGATGATAACTGATTTTAGGTGTATTTTTTCTATATTCTTTTGGTAAGCGGCTGGGAAGTCTTCCTATATATATGCGCGACACGGACGGGCAAGAGCGGCGACACGGGCGCGGGCGGACAGGTCTGACGGGGTCGAACTCACGCGGCGAGGGGAGCGGGTCAGGAAGTCGGGACATCGAGACCAGCTACCCCCCTTGACAAATTCCCTTTTGTGTGGTATAATTGACTTGCGTGAGCTGCAAAGCAAAACGCCCTCGCGAGGGAAAGCCCTCATCGAGGTAAAAGCAAATTGACTATTATATTAAGGAGGCTATTATAAATGTTTTCTAATAAGAAATCAAATTTCAGCTCTGAATATGTGGCAAGAAAGTTCACACCCGACTACGCGGCTCTTCTCGAAGCCCTCATCGCTCAGCAGAAGCACGAACAGCGCAAAGAAACCAAGTTTGAACTCGCAGCAGCTTTTATCCTCTTCACAGTCGGCGGTTCAATCGCGGCAGGCATAGCTCTCGCTATCGCAGTGTTCTTCTAAAGGAGGCAGTTATCATGGAATACGACAGCTCTTCTTGGAAAGAAACAGGCTACATCGCAATCAACAAAAAACGCGCCTGTCAGCGTAAGCGGAAATTCTGGAAAGTCGTTGACTTCCTCAAAGGACTTGCGTTCGCCGGAATGTTTTACTTAACGGTTTGCGCGGTAATCACGGGGCTTTATTACTAACTCCCCAATCTCCGCTCCTCCCTAACTCCTCAATTTTAATCTTATGGAGGTTCTAACCATGTTAAAGAACGTTAAAGCGGCATATAAAGCACTTTCCGAAGCTAACGAGTTAATCTCGAAAGCTCAAGCCTATATCGAAGACATCGACGTTACAAACGTTGAAGACGAAGTAATTTCAGAAAGTCTGACAGACTTATTAGGCGAAATATCGTCCTCTGCTCTTGATGAATTACTTGACGAGCTTGAATACTTCAAAGACTACTTAGAAAGTCAAGAATAGCGGTCGCTCCTAACTCCTCACTCGCGCACTTTATCACTTTAGCACACTAAAGCAAATAACTGTTCATAGAGTGTAACTACTATAGTTACATCGAATTATGAAAGGAGATATTAATCATGGAATTAAGGACATTGGATTTAACTTGCACCGACTACTGCAACGAATGTGTAAACAACTCCGTAACCGACGCACAAATAATGCTCAGCCGCTATACCGGAAGCTATCAAACTGTTGAAGACGCTATTAACATTGTCGCAATACAGAACACTCCGCGTTATGAAAGTTCACTTTATGACGCTGTCGAGTTTTTAGAGCCTTATGTTAATGCCGGAATACAATCCGGAGTAATCGGGATTGACACAGACACGTTTGAATTATCATCGGTCTTGCGTTCGGGTTTTATTCGTCTGATTGAAGAAAAATTATTTTTCAATCTTGAAAATATCATCTTCAACTATCTTTCAGAGGCCGCCAGTGCAAATTGGGACGTTAGTATTCTCGACAGAGGCACGCCGGAAAACGAAGAACTCGCTAATCAGCTTGAAGCTGAATTAATGAACGTAGCCAAAGAAGTTGCAAAATACTCATATACTTTCACGTTTTCCGACCTTGACGACAAAGTTTTTGAAATAGTCGCAACTATGCTTATTCATTGACGATTAGGGGACATTCTCCTAACTCCTCAGAAAGGAGAATGAAGCAATGTTTCATGAATACATCGCAATCGCGTTTAATCCCGAAACACATTCCCGCAAGAAGTACAGAGCAGGAAATCTTGAAGATTTAAGAGCCAAAGTCGAAGAATGGAAAATGCGCTATGCTCCTCAAGGCTATAGAGTTTTTGGAGAACATAACGCAGTTGAAGAGGAAAAAGAGAGGGGATAAAACCTCTCATTGTTTTAAGGAAGGAGTAAATCATGAAGAAGTTTGAAATCGGAAAAGAATATCTCTACATCGAACACGGACAAAAATCTACCCCAACCTATATTAATAATAAATGGGACTATGAGGCAATATCGCAAAGTGATAAAGTATGCCGCTTTATAGTTCTTGAACGCAATGAAGATAAAAACACCGTAACAGTTGCAGAATACAGATATAACTGTTATCAGCATAAAATGGAATATCAAAAGCCGCGAAAATACGAAATTAGGGACACTCCCAACAACTACGAATTTATCACGACATGGGACTGTAGGATAATCACAGCTGAAGACGTTGACGACTAAAAATAGCTTGCCGCTTTCTTGACAAGTTCGCACCGACGGTTATATAAAGTCCGTCGGTCTTTTTTTATTATCTCTGCTATTTCTTTCAAACTGTGCTTATCGGAATAAAACTCCCGCAATAAGATAATGAAATCCCTTGCCTTTTGAGAGTTATCCCGCTGTAAGTCTTCAATTAAACGCTTTACGGGCTTAATATCCCGCTCAAGCCGTGCTATTTTATGTTCTATTGATAAAACTTTTTCAACATAATTTAACACGGGATTATTAACGCCGTGATTATTCGCCGCTGATGAGTTATAACTTTGAGCGTGAATATCCCCGCCATGTTGTAATTCTTTTAATTCGTTCTGCAGTGTAACGAGTTTTTTAATATTCCCGCCGTATTGAAAAAGCCGCTTTTCTGTAAGTCTGAAAATGTCATTAGCTTTCATTCGATATTCCTTTCTGCCAAAAGACGTGCGTAGAACGCCCGTAAATGAATTTTAATTAAAGGGTTAAGGTAATTAATCCTTTTCTCTCAAAACGAGCCTTGTTTTTGCGATTTTGCCGTAAACGCGCTCAACGACTAATTTATCAATCTGAGTGTCGTCCTTGATAACTCCGGCGCGTGCTAAACAGTCTTGAATAGCCTTAACTCTGTTATCAATGTCCCAGCGTTTTTTATTCGAGGCAGTGAAAATCAAGTCTAATTCAGCACGTCCCGAATAAGGGGGTTTAGAGCCCCATAGACGCGAAAAAGCCCCCAAGACGTAATCTTGGTAGGCTTGACATTCTTCCGTGCGAAATACGCGGCCTCTGACGTTCATGTGCATGTGATTTACGGTCGGGGGGAGGCCGTCTAACTCTATGCTGAGGAGTTCGCCTCCGATGTGTTTGTCTAAGAGCTGGTCAGTCATGGCTTACTCCTCACTGCGTCTTTTTCTTCCCTCGTCCTCGCCTTCCTGACAAGCGAGAGCGAGGTGTTCTAAGACGAGGGAGTAGGCTTCCTCCGAATGGAGAGCGGGGTGTTTGTCTTCGCTTGTGTAGATACTGTCCCAGCCTACTAAGTCTTCGACAATCCATTTTAACCTGTCGTACACGCCGCCCCAGTTCCAGTTCATGGCGAGGTCATGTCCTAACCAGCGGAGGTAGGAGAGGCGGCTGTAGAAAAAGAAGTCCATGAGGTCGAAGTCTAAATCTTCGGGTGTCTCGAAGCGCATTTTCTGTCTGAGGTCTTCCTCTTTGTCCATATCCGCCATTGAGCAGGAATGGAGTGCGAGTTCCATATTTCCGCCGAGCCTCTGTGCTTTTGCGTTGAGGTAGTCTTTAACTTTTTTAATGCTGTCGTTCATGTTTTTTGCTCCTTTATTTTTTTATTCCGCCATATAGATAAACATTTCCAGCATGGCGGTAAAATTACTTACTTCTCTTTTTTACACTGACAGGAGGGGATATATATATAAATAATATATAAATATATATAAATACTATATATTAATTCGACAGGTAGGGTGTCGAATTGCCCGTCGAATACCCCCCTCGCCCGTCGAATAAAAGATAAACATTGTGATAGACAGTATTTATCCCTCATTCGACAGTATTCGACAGGCATTTTTACAGTGTACGTGTCGAATTAAATTCAGTTTTAATCAATATTTTTACCTTATTCGACAGGTAGCCCTTTCTCTGATGAAAATTACGCTAAAGAATATTCCGTGTTTTTTGTTGAGCCTCGTTTATTTAATTTCCCTGTTCTTACAAACTCTTGAAAAATCGTTTTTAATTGCCTTTCTGAGACGTTTCCCTCAATCTCGGATAAGACTATCTGCGAGGCTGTGAACCATTCGTCTTGTCTGAAAGTGTCGACTAAGTAGTTCCATACGGCGATACGGGAACTGCTCCCGCTACGGTCTTCGGGGGCGAGATTAGTCTCGATGACACTGTGCCCGTAGAGGTCTTCGCCTATCTTGTAGTTAAAGATATTGAACGCCTTAAACCAAGTTTTGAGCGGTCTGACCTGTAGGATTTTCTCTTCGGCGGATATAGGTTCAATGCCGATTATTAAGCTGACGAGGCGGTTAAAAACGCTTGACCCTATAACGTCGTCCTGATTGAGCATTAAAGCGCGTTCCTTTGAGGTGCGCTTGCGGCTGTGGTGGTTTAACACTATGGCGATATAGAGGTCGCGTGCTATGTCTGTAAGCAGTCTCATAATCGGTTTCATGTCAATCCCCTTATTCTCGTCTTTATCATGAAAAAATCCGAAAGTATCAAAGAAAACGATGTCGGGCTTGACCGAATAAATGATGTCTTTAATGTTCTCTATGCCCTGCGGATTATCAAGCATGAGGGGTATCCCGTTGCACTCATATTTATATTGGTCTGCGACGATAGCGTTATCGGGATTAACCGGCCACTTAAAAATCGCGCCGCGCCTCAATAGGAGTTCATAACCGGCTTCGGAGGCAAAGACTAAACACTTTCGGGGCGGTTCGTTTTCAGCTACGCCGTCAAAGAATGTCCCGCCTATGCTTAGGTCAGAGAGAGCCTTTTGCATGAAGACGGTTTTGCCTATACCTGACTGAGCGACGACGGAGGAGAGAAACCCGCGCGGGAATATTCCGCCGATGAACTCTTGAGGCGGTAACTTTATAGAGGGGTCTAACTTGCCTAAAAGCCCGATTACGTCTAAGTGTTTAAGATAGGCGGTGCGTTCCTTTTCGGGCATCATGAGGACGTTAATACCGCCGCGTCCCTCGAACATCGCCTTACGTGCCGCGTCGCTGCCGAACTTGAGCGCGTAGTCGTCCCAGTCGCTCCCCTCTGGGTCTTTCGGATTGAAGGGAGGAGCGACATAGCCCGTTATTAGTTTGGCGGCTAAAAGTTTTTTCGCTTCATCAATACCTGGATTAAAGCCGTGCTTGTTGAATGTAGCGAGGTCGTTATCGGCCATGAGGATAATCGGTCTGCCGCCGTAGCGTCCGCGCAACGCTGTGATGACCGCTTCGAGATTGTTGCAGCTGATAGCGGCCACGCATGGGAGGTCGGTCAACTGAAAGACTTTCGCGGTCGTAGCGTAGCCCTCACAGACGAAAATCGGTTTGCCGTCTCCCTCGCGTAGCATGTCGAGCCCGATAGAGTAGAAGTTGCCTTTGTAAGACGTTCCGTAAAAGAAGCGTTTTTGCCCGTCTCGGTCGATAGTCTGGACTGCCTTGAAGCTCCCCCCGATGTCGCGCAGCGGGATTAACAGGTGTCCTGTGGGGTTATCGAGGCGGACGCCTTCGTAGGCCTTAACGTCTTTGCGGTCGAGGTAGGCGTGCCATATTTCGCCGTTGAAAGACTTGTCGTAGAGCGCGTAAGCGTCCTCTACAGCTTGCTCCCGTTTCTTTTGTTCTTCTGCTTCACGTTCGGCGTGTTTTTTATTCCACTCCGTGCTGTCAAAATCCGCTTTCTTAAATCCTTTCATGCTCCACGTGTAGCGTGAGTTCGGGTTGCTCCAGTCTTGGATATAGGCGGCGGGAATACCGTCAGTGTGAATGACATACGCGCCGTTAGTAGAGCCGTTTTTATGCCCCTCAATCTGGTAGCGGTGGATACGGTCGTCTAAGATGAGCCATGTGTCGCGCTCACGCGCGGGGTACATACCCTTATCGCGCATGAACGCAAGCACTTCGTCTCTAATTTTTTCAGGGCTAAAGATATATTCCATAGATGATTAAGCCCCTTTCTTAGCATGGCGGACTAAAAGGGTATATCCATTACAGGCTGTCCGAAGCCGCCCTGCTGTTGTTGCTGATAGCCGCCTTGCTGACCCTGCTGTCCTTGACCGCTGCCGCCCTGCGCCGGTTTGGGCTTAAAGAGCGACACTCTGACGCTGTCTGCGCCTTCTTTAGCGTCAAGTCCTGCTGGGTTGAACGTGCGCTTAATCATGAGGGTCTCGTAGGTGTTGCCGTTTTGGTCGGTGTTCTGCCAGATTGCGCCGATGTTTTCCCATTTTGTTTTGTCGTTGCCTTGCTGGTCTTTGTATTTAGAGACCGCGACCATGCAGTCATAGAGTTTAGTTGCCATTAGTATTTTCCTCCGTTGTGATTATTCCAAGCTCGATAGCTTTGTTTATAGCGTCGCCATTGTCGTTTACATCAAGTTTGCGACGGATAATTCCTAAAGTTTTATAAGTTCCTATTAGTGATATTCCAACTGCTGAGGCAATCTCAGACGCTTTCAGACCTTTTGCGAGTAAACTTAATATCTGTTCTTGGTGTTTAGTTAAGGGACGTTGTAAACGTTTTTCATTCCATTGTTTTATCTCTTCTTCGTCCCAGACGTATATTTCTCCTATTTTCCCTAAAGGTGAGGGAAATTTTCCTTTTTTTAAGCGTTCGCAAATTGCCTGCCTTGAAATCCTGCAAATCTGAGTTGCCCCAGATAGTGAGATTAAACCGCGTACTCCCATGAATTACTCTCCTTTCATTCTTTCTTTATTGTCGAGCCTCAGCTTTTCGGCCTCAGCTGATTTCATACCAGCATTAGCTCTGATTTCCAAAGCCTTTGCGCTGATGTAGTCCGCGATAGCGTCTGCGAGAGTGATTAAAGCACAGCCCGCAGAAAAAAGCGATGATTATAGACATTGGTTAGTTCTCCGTTTCTTTGTTGTTCTTTATCCCGCGAAAGCTGTAGCCCAAATTGTTGTCTCCTAAGAGATGAGCGTCTAAATAGCGTTCTTCCACAAGCTGATTAAATCCCGTTGCAAAGTTGTCCTGTGGTACATCTGCCTCAAAGGCGGTACGTGTAGCAATAATTTTGAGCGAGGCGGCGATGTCTGCAAGGGTATTGTTTATTTCCCTGAGAATTAAATTGTTTATAATTTCCGGCGTTTGTTTAAGCGTAGTCATGATTTTCTCCTTTCATGATTTCCTCATGCGTATTCTGTAGTTCATTCCTTGCCTTTAAGCTGTAATAGGAAGCGAGGTTTTTGAGATATTGCGCGTTAGCTTCGATTTCGTGAGCCTTTGCGCTGATGTAGTCCGCGATAGCGTCTGCGAGAGTGATTAAAGCCATTCCGCAGAAAAACGATACAATTATTGTCATTATTTAAGCCTCCTCGCTATCCTTAAAAGAAGATAAGCTAATCCACCTGTGATAACGCTTGCACACCATGCTACTGGTTCTTGAATAAGCAGGTGTATTTGCATGATTAAACAAACACAGGATAAAGCAGTACCCAATATGACGACACAATACCAATCAAAATATTCCATTCTCACGCTCTCCTGTTCCAATCTTTTATAGCGTCTTCTTCATAGTCATATCCTGCTGTACTGATACCGCAATTTTTGCAAGCTACCATGAAAAGTGTTGTATTTTCATATTCATTTTCATAAACTTCAGCTTCCCCGCCGCAGAACGGGCAGGGTTTTAATTTCTCAGTCATGCTTGCGCCTCCACTTCGTACAACTGGGCGCGGCGGCGATTAAGCGGGCTAATCTTTCACTTTTGGGTGTGAACTCACTCATTTGTTACTCCTTTCTTGAATAAAAAGCCGGTAAGCCGAAACCTACCGGCAAGTCTTGTTAATACACGAACTCTCTCTGCGTGCTTTTTTGTGTGTCGAAAGAGTTTTTTATACAAACCCTTTCTAAAAAATTTATATAAAACATCTGTAATTAGCAGACGATTTATACCAGTGTCAACATCTCGCCCAGCCGCATTTCTTGCACCTGTAGCAGCCCTCATAGGGTATTACTTCGCCGCCGCAGACGGGGCAGGTGTGCTCATCATCAAGA